GTATTGATAAATCTTTAATTACCTCAGATGATATTACCTGGTCTGTATTTAGCACTTTTGCAAATCTACCAGTAGCAGCTGATAACCACGGAATGTTTGCTCATGTCCATGATACTGGCAGTGCTTACTATGCCCATAACGGTAACTGGATAAAGTTAGTAATTGATACAGATACTCGTCTATCTGATACTCGTACCCCAACAGATGAAACCGTAACCACCGCAAAAATTGTAGATGGTAATGTAACAAACGTAAAACTTGCCAACTCTAGCCTTACTATTGGCTCTACCTCCGTTGCTCTTGGAGCTACTGCAACTACAGTATCTGGTCTTACTCTTACAAATCCAACAGCTTCAGGTCTTACCTTATCTGATTCCTCCATTGTAATTGAGGGAGCAACAGCTAATGATTTTGAGACAACCCTTAGCTTTACAGATCCAGTTGCCGATGTAACGGTAACAGTTCCTGCGGCAGACACCACTCTTCTTGGTAGCCATATTGCTACAGCAAAGGGTGACTTACTAGCGGCAACTGCGTCTAACGCTATAACTCGATTCCCTCTTGGATTAGATACCTACACATTAAGAGTGTCAACCGCAAGTTCTACTGGTCTTGCTTGGGTAGATGATACGACCCCATCAGCAGGTTCTCGTAACGAAGATACATCTGTTGTAGATGTTCAACCGCGCCAAGGTAACTGGAGCGGAACTTTAGTTAGCGGAAACGTTTACTTTACCTTCTTTACTCCTCGTTGGAATTTAACTATTGATGAAATTTCTTTAGTATCCGCATCTACCGCAACTGTTGGTGCGTCTCTTATTAGACTTGGTCTATATACCTTTGATGGAACTACCGCTACATTAGTGGCTAGAACCGCTTCTGATACCACTTTATTTGGCACTGGTAATACTCTATACACCCGCTTACTTTCAACAGGTGGTGGGTACCCAGCCACATATAACCTAGTTGCTGGCACTAGATATGCTCTAGGAGTCATAGTAGTTGCTACCAACCCAGGAAACGTCTATACCGCATTTGAACTTATTCCATCAGCGATGAGCGCATTAACTCCTCGTATGACTGGTTTAGTGTCAGGTCAATCAGACCTGCCAACTACAGCTTCATCCTTCTCATCCTCTATTGTCGGACCGTGGGGTAGATTTTCATGATAACTAAAACAAGCCTAGGAATTGATTCAGCTACTGGAGCAGAAAAATTTGAGGTAAAAGAAGACGGAGTTGTAATAGGATATGACTTCGTATTCCCTACTGAGTAACGGAGCATAATGAAAGTCGCGGTTTATACAATCGCGCTTAACGAAGAACAATTCGTGGAACGGTGGTTTAACTCCGCCAAAGGCGCAGACTATTTCTTGATTATGGATACGGGTTCTACAGACCGTACAGTGGAAAAAGCTTTGGAGTTAGGTATAACTGTTCAATCAGTTCTTATAAAACCTTGGCGATTTGATGATGCTCGCAATGCTGCTTTATTTGCGCTACCTACAGATATAGATTACTGCATAGCTTTAGATATGGATGAAGTCCTACAACCTGGTTGGCGTGAAGAGTTAGAGCGAGCGCATGCTGAAGGTGTGACCAGACCTACATATAGATTTATTACTTCTTGGTTGCCAGATGGTAGCCCAGGCACAGAGTTTGAAGGTTTTAGAATACACGCAAGATTTGGATACCGTTGGAGGTTTCCAATACATGAAGTACCCTCACCCTACGGCATAGAAGAGAAGCGGATGCGGATGAACTTTGAAATTCATCACCACCCAGATAATAATAAATCTCGGGGACAGTACCTGCCGCTTCTTTCTATGGCAGTACATGAAGACCCTAAAAGTGAGAGAGCGGCTTTCTACTACGCTAGAGAACTTTACTTCCACGGGCTATATGAGCAGTCAGCAAAAGAGTTTCGCCGCTATCTACAGCTAGCTTGGTGGTCTCCAGAGAAAGCCTCAGCTATGAATTACCTAGCTAGGGTTGAGCCAGAGAACGCGGTTGAGTGGTGTGAGAAGTCTATAAAAGAATACTCAGGCAGTAGAGAGCCTATGGTTTTATTAGCTCGGCATTACTACAGCAAAGCAAATTGGGAACAATGTTTGTTGTGGGCAGAGAACGCGCTTTTAATTAAAGAAAAAAAATTAGACTATATAGTTGAAGATTTCCCCTGGGGATTTGAAGTATATGACCTGGCGGCTATAAGTGCATACAACCAAGGTCTATATGAATCTGCGCTTTTATATGGAGAAAAGGCACTTGAGCTCAGCCCCACAGACCAGAGGCTAGAGCGTAATCTAGTATTCTATAGAGAGAAGGTAGCCAATGAGAGCGCATAGCCCTGGTGGTAGATTTACCTCTGACTTTGAACTAGACGCAATTGCTTCTGGTATTACTTGGGACTTAACTAACCCAGCAGGAACACTAGCTCAATGGTGGATATATAACTCTAACGCATCTGTAGCGGATGCTATCTATGATGTAGAACCTGTTGGAACTGGCCGTATATGGACTGGTCCATATAACCTAGCTATTATTAGAGCTTCTATTACACAAGGCGCCTCTCTTACAAATCAACGCGGTTTCTATAACGCAGATACCCTCCATCTAACTTTGAACGTAGATGACTTAAAAGAGGTAAGCCCAGAATTATTTAGCGAACGAGGCTTCATTAAGCCTGAAATTGGACAGGCAAATAAGTATCGTGTGATATGGAAAGACCAAGTGTACAGGCCTTTCCGTACCCAGCAGGCGGGTCAATTACAGAACCGCCACACCATAGTTGTTGTTGATATGCTACAGGTAATGCCTGACGAGCTTGTCAATGATGCGCAGTTCTTACAGTACGCACAGGCATAGGAGAGGTATGAAAAAAGCAAGTAAATCTAAAATGGCATCAACTGCTATGCGTGAGCATAAATATGGCAAATCCACGCTTGATAAAAAAGGACCAGTAAAAGCTAAAAAGCAAGCTATAGCTGTTGCTATTAAAAATCCTGGTAAAGCAAAAAAGGATAAAAAATAATGCCGACACGCATAGGTGCTAGAGCGGGTAAAAACCCTAAAAAAAACATTAGCGTCTCTTTAACTGGCAGTAAATACTCTGCTGGTGGAGCTAAGAACCGTCGTAAAAAAGGCGGAATTATCCGTAAGCCAATGGCTACTATTCGCTATAACAAAGGACGTAAGAGTGTCTAAGAAACCAATATGGGAAACTAAAGACCCATCAAAGAAAGATAAAAAATTGTCGCCCAAAAAGAAAGCGGCGGCAAAGGCTAAGGCGAAAGCAGCAGGCCGCCCTTACCCAAACCTCGTTGACAATATGGCTGCTGCCAGAAAGAAGAAAAAATAATGTGCGCTACATGTGGATGCATGAAGAAAAAGGGCCAGCCAGGATTTGGTAAGGGTCCTAAGAAGAAGGCCGACAAGAAAGCTGATAAGAAGGCTGATAAGAAGGCCGATAAGAAAGATGATAAGAAGATGCCAGCTTTCCTAAAGAAAGCAGCAAAGAAGAAATAATGTCTAAATACACTGAAGCGGCTGATAAGAAAAAAGATAAAGCTATGGTCAAAAAGGCTGGGCTGGACAAAAAAGAAAAGGCTGAATTTGCTAAAAAAGATAAGAAGCATAAAAAGCCTAAAAGCTTAGAAGATGACCGCGCTATGGACAAAGACATAATCTCTAAAATAAAGAAGAAACGTAAAAAGAAGTAATCGCTTAGGCCCCCGAAAGGGGGCCTTTGCTTTATGCTTTAGATGAGCCCCCATGCGGGGGGCTTATGCAGTACCCCTTGCGAAGTAAACTTGCTATCCACATAGGAGCGCAACATGAATGTACCTGGAGTTCCACCCCATAGAAAGGTGGACGCCCCGTCAGATGCCGAGTTCTTTAAGGCTATTGCGGATAACGTTTCAGGTAAAAAACAAGAGCGCGAGACGGTACTTGGATTAGCAGCGATTTACGTAGCAGGGAAGGCTTTAAAAAAGCGTGGTACTAAGAGATCCTGAGTCAGTTGCATCTTTAGCTGGTAATAACATAGTCCAGCGGTTTAGCGATGTGCTGCGTAATATGGCATATGATGCTGGTTGGCCAGAGGAAATTACAGCTTCTCTCTCCCTTGTTTATGAGGATGGAGCTGTGCGGGTCTCATACCCAGAGAAATTTACCTCTACAGTAAACGATTTAGAATTTGGCAAAGAAGGACAGCCCCCAAACTCTGTTATACGCAGCTTTATGCTCCGTCATCAAAATGATGCCAGTAAAGAATTGGCGATTTTAGTAGCAGAAGATATATATGAACACGGGGGTATTCTTTAATGGGTAATCCGTTTGTAATTGCAGAAGACCTAGCGTTAAAACAACATTTAGCTGGGCTTACAGTGGCTGATGAGAAAAACGCTACCCGTCAGGTAAAAGTTTGGTTTGGATACCCAGATGTAGAACTTAGAACTCAAGAGTATCCATTTATAACTATTGAACTATTAGACATTACTCCTGCGCTAGATAGACAACACCAAGGCATTATTTACGATAATGACCAACAAGGAACTAATAATACTCTTGGGCATTATAAGTATGACTACCCAGTTGCTTATGACCTTAGCTATCAAATTACAACATATGCCCGTCATCCTAGGCATGATAGAGCTCTCATTTGGGAGCTACATAGAAAGTTTCCATCAATATACGGCTACTTGCGGGTGCCAAATGAACTCGGAACAGAGTACAGCTACCGCAGTATGTTTCTTGATGGATATGTAAAAAGAGATGCTGTAGAAGAAGACTCAGGTGGAAGAAGACTTCTCCGCAGTGTTTTTACCGTTCGGGTAGTAAGTGAAATGACTCCTAAGCAGGCATTGACCGCAATACCCGAAGTTGTACAAGTTGATATCAATCCTACAATTACGAATATCCCGTCTGGATTCACACCCGTTCAATAATCGGAACCTTTGTAAAACCTTTAAGGAGATAAAATAATGGCAATTCAACGCCCTGGGGTATACGTAGAAGAAACGTTAACCCCCGTAGCACCGATAGTAGGCCCTGCTGCAGCTACTATTGCTGCTTTTATAGGACCAAACGATCGCGGTCCTACTACACCAACATTAGTCACTTCATGGAGTGAATATGTAAACAAGTTTGGTTCTTGGAATCAAACAGCATCAAATGATTTACCTCTTGCTGTTTATCTATACTTTTCAAATGGCGGAAGTCAAGCATTTGTAACCAGAGTTGTTGGAGCAGGTGCTACAGCTGCTACTCGTGTTCTAACAGACCGCAACGCTACTCCTGATGACACTCTAAGACTTACAGCTAAGGATCAAGGAACTTGGGGAAATAACCTCAATGTATCTGTAACTAACTCAAACCTTACTGACCACTTTGATTTAACCATTTATTCAGGTGGAACCACAGATGCTTTCATTGTAGAACGGTTTACCGATTTAACTATGAATACCTTTGTTGGAGAACCACGCTACGCCCCATCAGTAATTAATGCGTCATCTATTTACGTAACTGCTTTAGATTTAGATTCTAGCTCTGCTGGCGCAACTCAAAACCCTTCAGTAATTACTAACCAACCATTGACTACAGGAGCTAATGGTTCAGCAGTAACCGCTGTTACCTCATACTCTGCTTTTGATACTGTAGAGCAGTCTTTACTTCTAAACGTTCCAGGATTTACAGCTTCTGCTACAGTAAATGCAGCTATTGCATATGCTGAATCAAGAGATGATGTATTTGTGGTAATTGATGGAATAGACGATACTGCAGCTAATCAAATTACATTAGCTAACTCATACACAGCTTCTTCTCTTGCCGCGGTTTACTATCCTCGGTTAACAATTGCAGACCCAACAGTTGGTCTTGGAGGCCCTTCTGGTGCTACTAAACTAGTTGGTCCTGGTGGAGCTGTTGCTGGTTTAATTGCTTCAACAGATACCGCTCGTGGAGTCTTTAAAGCTCCTGCAGGTCTACAGGCTCGTTTAGCTGGCGCTGTATCTGTACGTAAACTTACAAATGCTGAACTGGATTCTTTGAACTCTAACTCAGCTGCTATAAACGCTATTAAGTTTGTTTCTGGCTCTGGCATTGTTGTCATGGGTTCACGCACACTTAAGACTGGTTACATTGATAAGTATGTACCAGTTCGCCGTACGTTAATTTACTTACGCAAAGCACTTACTGATCTAACAGAGTTTGCTATCTTTGAACCAAACGATGCAGCTCTATGGCGCCGTATCAATTCGGCCATCTCAGCATTCCTGACTCAATTCTGGGCACAAGGCGGTCTACGTGGAGCAACTCCACAACAGGCTTTCTTTGTCAAGGTAGATGCTGGGAATAATCCACAAGCAAGTATTGATAATGGATTCGTGAACATTGAAGTTGGTGTTGCTTTGCAACGTCCAGCTGAATTCATTGTCATTAAAATCAGTCAATATGACGGTGGAACCACCGTTACTGTAGCGTAAGGAGTAAATACGCATGGCAAATAACAGCAATCTAAACCGCTGGTCAAAAATTGCGACTGACCCGTTACGTAACTTTCGGTTCTACGCAGAATTTACAACAGCATCAAATGGTACGCCCGCATTCTCAAACAAGATACAGACTGGCTCTGACTCTCGTCCAGAAGGACCTGCAGCTAGAGGCTCATCTACATCATGGGCGGGAGGGTTTACATATGTAAGTGGTCTTAACATCACTACACAAAATATCCCATACCGCGAAGGCGGTTATAACACTACGGTCCACCAGATTCCTGGTATGACCACATTTAGCCCAATCACTTTCCAGCGCGGAGTTATGTATGGAAATGACCAAGCTATTACCTGGATGAGAGCCCTATTTGCAGCAGCAGCTGCCGATGGCTTAAACGTTGGCTCTGGAAAAGATTTCCGAGTTAATGTTAATATCTACGTTAACGACCACCCTAACGCAGGTACAGGTTCGGGCGGATCTCCAGATGACAACATTCCAAAGATGGGCTTTACGGTTCACAACGCGTGGTTAAGTCAAATTAACTATAGTGACCTAAGCGCTGACTCTGGAAGCTTGTTCTTTGAAACCATGACTTTGGTACACGAAGGCCTATCAGTCTTCTTTACTACAGGAACTGGAAGCACACCATACACCCCAGTAGGGGCTTAATAACAAAAACAAGGAGTATTATTCGTGACGCAAATTATTACAGATGCAGAATTAGTAAACAAATTCGCTCAAAAAGCTATGGAGGAGCCCGAGAAGCAAGTTGTTACTCGGGCCCCTTCTAACTCAGAAGTTAAGCTACCAGGTGGTTTTGTAAAAAATGGTGAGCTTATAACTACCGCAGAAGTAAAAGAACTAAATGGATCTGACGAAGAAGCAATCGCTAAGGCGGGTTCTGCTGGCAGGTCATTAAATGTTTTACTACAGCGAGGCCTACTAAAACTAGGCTCACACGATGCGACTAAAGATGATTTAGACACGTTATTGTCTGGAGATAGAGACGCTATCCTATTAGGTATACGTTGTGTAACTTTTGGAGAAACTCTTGAACTAGACGTTACTTGTCCAAATTGTAGAGATGAACACAGACTTACTCTTAATTTAGTTGATGATGTACCAGTAAGAACTTTAAAAAATCCTGTAGAAGACAGGAGCTGGTATGTAGAAACTAAGTTAGGTATAGCTGAAGTAGCTTTGCCCAATGGAATTGTGCAGAGAAAATTGATGGAAAACATTGATAAAACTTCAGCCGAAATCAATACCTTACTACTATCAGGTTGTGTGGTTTCACTAGACGGCTCACTATCTATCGGCACAGGCGCAGCTTTAGCTTTGGGCATGGCAGACCGCTCAAAGATTTTAGACTCCATCCTGGAACGTAACCCAGGCCCACGCCTTGGGGAGGTGAAGAAGGCCTGTAAGGCATGTGGTGAAGATATTTCTTTACCGCTGAGCCTGGTCGATTTATTTCGCATACAGTGAAGTAGCATACGAAAGCTTACTTAACGAGTATGAGACATTGACCAGAACCTTTACTGGCTGGACGCTGGCAGATATAAGGTCGCTCTCTTATAGAGAGCGGCGTAACTGGATAGAAAGAGCTAAAAGGAGAGTTAACTAGTGGGCTCAAGAGAACAAATGAACATGGGTGGTGAACGCTCAACCACTAGCGCGTTCGTTCAATTAAATAACGTACTTGACTCTCTTGTCAATAAAGTTAATACCCTTCGTTCTGGCGGCGCTGGATTTGCAGCTTCTATGGCTGCTGGCGCCCAAAAAATAAGTGCTGCTTCTGGCGATGTAGATGGAGGCGGTGGTGGAAATCAAGTATTCAGTCAACCACCAGTGCCACCACCACCAGCAAGCACAGTTGCAGGAATGGGCGGTGGTGGGTTTGGTAATCGCATTGGTAACTATATAAGTGATAACAGAGGTGCGATAGGAGCCGCTGCTTTTGGAGCAACCTATACAAGCCTTCCTGCAGTTAATGACGCAGTTACTATGGATTTTCTTATTAATAGAACTAGATTCTTTGGTGGCGGCGGTGGGACTGCATCTGGAGACCGTTCTTATAATAACCTAAGTATAGGCGCACAGATTAATAACCCTGGCGGTGTTGCGCGAGACCAAGGGTTAGAAGTGCAACGCAGACAAGAATTACTATCTGGCGCGGGAACTGTAACTAATCCTTTAGATGCAGCAAAAGCTTTTCTAGCTGCACAAGCTGGAGGCGTTGGTCAAAGTTTTATGAACGACAGAATGCTTAGAGGCGTAGGCGCTATGTCTAATTTAACTCCTGGTGTTGGAGTTGAGCGCACAATGCAGGCAATGGTTTCCATGCAACAACCAAGAAACGTAAACCTTTTAGCATTTATGGGTATTCAAGCAAGAGACCCTCTGACAGGTCAACCAAAAGACCCTAAATCTATAGCTCAACAGCTGTGGGATAAAATAAATAGAGAAAAAATGGGTAGAGAGCCGTTAACTGCAGAAGATTTAGATACAGCCTTTTTACCTGGAAACTCGTTAGACAGCATGATGAAAATGTATTTTGGTAACGATGAAGTTGTTATCTCGCAAATTAAAGCATTTTTATATGCAAAAGTTGCTGGCGTAACTAAGATGACAAAAAAAGAATTGAAGAAATACGGCGCTACAACAGGCTATGTTGAATCGCAAAGTGAGCGATCTACAGCAGCTATGAAGACGTTACAACAGGTATCTTCAATGGAAGCTGCTGGAGCTGCGGCTGCAAATGTACTAGCTGAAGGATTTTCTGATGTTGTAAACGCAGTTGATCGACTAACTAACTTTGTAAAATTGATTAGTGGTTTTAAAGGTTTTACAGAAGGTCTTAAAGGTATTCCAATCCTTGGAAACTTTGTTCCAGGTAAAGCTGATGGCGGTCCTGTTGCAGGAAGATCCCCCTACCTTGTAGGTGAAAGAGGCCCAGAGCTATTTGTTCCTAAAGTAGATGGAACTATTATTCCAAACCATAATTTAGGTATCACAAGAGGCGATGGCGGAGATGTATCTAAATTAGGCGCCTCACTTGCGGGTTCTAAAGAAGGTATGTCTAATAAAGACTTACGAACAATTTTATCTGCTGCTGGATTTAAAGATAAAAATATAGAAGATGCTATAGCTATAATTAGACAAGAGTCTGGTGGCATACCTGGAAGACACAGCGATCCGTCGTTGAAAAAAGACGACTCCTACGGCTTATTCCAAATTAATATGCTTGGTCAATTGGGTGTTGATAGGCATAAACAATACTTAGAACAATATGGTAAGTATGGGTATAAAAAACGCGAAGATTTATATAATCCTTATATTAATGCACTAATTGCGGCAGATTTATCAGGCAAAGGTAATACTTGGGACAAACACTGGGTAAATTCAGCCAAAAAACTTGGAATGGAAAGTTCTTCTAGTAGCTCTAGTAGCTCTGGCAGTAGTTTTGCTTCACAAGCTGGAGCAGTAGGTACTTTTAAAGACTACATAACGCAAAACTCAGCTATTGCTGGAGACTTAGCAAAACAATCTGGCGGCAATGTCATAACTATTAACATTAATGGTTATAATAAATCAGGAAAAGAATTAGCTAAAGAAGTTGCAAAAATACTAGATGACCCTACAAGAAACGCAGGTAAAAACTAATGACTTCTCCACGCGGACTTACAAGAGATCCAGGAACTGTCAAACGTACATCAAATACAAATATTGGACCTGCAGCAGGGCGTGGTAGAACTAATGTTCGAGATACTACAACTTTGTTTTTTCCAACAGCTGGAAAAGGAGTTGGAAAAGTTAAACCAAATCCTGGTACAACACTTCCAGAAAGAAAAGCTGGTAACGTAGCTCCAGATAAAACTTTTAAATTTAATCTTCCACCACATCGTTGGAGCTTGCCTACTACCCCAAGAGAAGTTGATGAAGCTAGTGGAAGTGTAAAAGTAACTGGTGGAAAAGTTGAAACTATTCATAAAGATCCTGCTTTAAATCCATATTATTATGGGCGCCCATCTCAGCTTGCAAGTCAAGAAAGCGGTACAATTGGAGCTCGTTCTATTGAAAGATCCGCATCTTTTCATGGAATGAGGCGTGGAAGACTTTGGTTTTTTGACACAAATTCAGCAATAACTTTGTTAGATACTGATGAAAAAACAGGAGCAACAAGTGTTATTTCTGGACAAAGAGAGGTGTCTGGAACTCAAAGTTTACCAGATATACAAGATATACAAAAAGCAACGCTCTCTCCTCAAGATAGAAAATATGGATTTCAATTTTTATGGAATCCAGAATCTATTGCTATAAGTGTTGATGTAAATTTAGAAGTCACACCTTCAATAAAAGATCGTTTACGGTCAGTAAGCGGTGTGTTTCCTTCTATGGAATATATTAACTTGTCTATTATGTTAGACAGAACTAACGACTTTGCTTGTCTACGAGCTAAAGATATTAAAACACAAGCCAAACAACTTTTAGAATTTTACAAAGAAGGGCAATTTCCAGAACAAAATACGGAAGAATCAGTGTTAATAGAAAAATTAGAAGAACTAGAAGCTCTTGGCACTGCTCATGACATTGAGTATTTATTTAGAACAGTAAACGGCGGAGGTACAGGAGCTGGTCCTTGGACAAATCTATTAGGAAGAAAAACAGCTGATATTGGATTTTTACAACCAACGCTTCTTGCATTACAACTAGGTCCAACTGGTCAAAGCCTTTCTTACGTTGGATGGGTTAACTCTTTAAATATAAACCACGTTGCTTTTAATCAATCAATGGTTCCTATTAGAACTCAAGTGGCTTTAGGTATTCGATGCTTTACTGGACAACAGGTGGTGGGATTCTAATATGGCTATCTTTCAAGGATCTCGTTATGAATACTCAACAATTGACTATGTGTCTACAGATGTAAATGAAGATGCATACCCTGTTGTTTTTTACGAATTTTCAGATATTAATTTAATTCAATTTTTTGAACATACCTATGTAGATGGTGAGCGGTTAGATCAAATAGCTTTTCGTTACTACAATAGGCCAGGAACTTGGTGGTATATAGTAGAAAGCAATCCTGAAATAACAGACATATTTAACATAGCTCCAGGAACTGTGCTCAGGATTCCTAATGTTTAATTTTAGATATGTTGACGTCGCATTCCCAATGACAGATATTTCTGCAGCACCAAAATATATCTATTCTTTTGAATTAACTCAAAATAGATACGAGCATGAAACAGCAAAAGTTGTTTTTAAAGACTGGTCTTTAAATTATGACTCAGTTACTTCAACAAGTCCTATGATTATTAAACTTCGCGGCACCACAGAATCTATCACATTAAAAGGATATGTAGACTATGTGCGGCCTTGCATTACTCCTGGAGAAAACTATACAGAAGTTGGATTTATTGGAGCTTCTGGAAATATGCGTAATCAATCTGAAGAAGTATTTAAAAACATTACCGCAGATCAAATAGTTAAAAAAATAGCAAACAAATACGGATTTGCTTCCTATGCTGTGCCACATCCTCGAGTATACCCACAGGTGTCGCAAGCAGGCCGCAGCGATTGGCAGTTATTGGTTAGATTAGCAAAGCAAAACGGCTATACGCTTAGAGCAAGAAATACAGAACTATATTTTCAACCTGTTTTAGAAGATTACACTAAGTACAGGTCTGAAGCTAAATACTTTTCTCTTCAATACCCAGAAAGCCGTCTAGGAACAACTATCTACAGTTTTGATCCAGTTGTTGGAGAATCCATAGACTTTAAAGATTCAGTTAAAGCAGCTGTAGCAGTAGCTGGTGTTGACCAATATTCTAAATCTACATTAAAAACAACTAAACAGAAAAGAAGTGTTAAAACCAGAAAAAAAAAGAAACCTGAAGTATTTGATAGGTTTGCTACAGACATAGTAGTTAATGACTCTGAAACGGCTAAATACGAAGCAGAAGCTGCTGAGAACCGTAATGCGTTTCCTTATAGAGCGTGGGTAGAAGTTTTAGGTGAACCTTCTCTACGTCCTGATATGCCTGTATATCTTGATAATTTGGGAGAAACATATTCAGGATACTGGACCATATTAGGAACAGAGCATAAAGTTATTGAAGAAGAATTTAACCAATTTAGATACACAACAGTGCTTTACGTAGGCGCCGATTCTCTGGGCACATCAGATGTTTGGACAGATAATGCCTTAATAAAATCTCCTGATAGGTCTCCTAAAAGGACGGTTATACCTAATGTAAGACAAACCAAAGTAATCCCCTCTAGCGCTCTTACTATAAAAACACAACCTCTTACTCCGCAAGCAGTGTCTGATTTAGGGTTAGTAAAAAATAGACCGCCTGCGCAAGACGTATCGGCAAGGACACCAACTTGGAAAAGTGAAACGGTTTCTTTAAACAACATAGCGCCTGAACCAAAAAAATCTCCAGCTGTAGTCAGTAGGCTTCAAAGAGCAGGTCGCCTGTGATAGAAGATAAAAGATATTTTGGTATCTATAGCGGAACCGTTGTAGATAACAGAGACCCTTTAAATCTTGGGCGCATAACACTTAGAGTGCCTCAAGTTTTGGGAGAAGGAGACAAAGCTATATCTGATTGGGCTCCTGCTGTCGGAGGCTCTATCTCCCAAAATAATTGGCCCTATGGAACGTTCTATTCAGTGGCTGACCAAGCTATTGGCGTTAACACGGCTACGGTAATTAATGGCTGGGCTGAGTTAGATACCAGTAGAACCTATTTAGATGGCAATCGTATTTATGTACAGGAAACGGGCGATTACTTTGTTAAATTTTCTGCTATGTTTATCAAAACCACGGCTAACTCTGGAACTGCCAATCTGTGGTTTAGGGTAAATGGAACAAACGTAGAGGACAGTAATACTAAAGTTACATTGTCTGGAAGTAACGCTGAGATATCAATGTCACGCAGTCTTATCCTAGATTTGGAAGCAGGAGACTACATAGAATTTGTCGCTTCTGCCAACAGCACTAATACCTTCTTGAGCCACGATAATGCTGGGGTAGGACCAGAGGTTCCAGGTATAATTGCTACATTAAACTTAATTGGTAAATGGAAACCACAAACTGGGTCTGGAGTATGGGTCATGTTTCAAGGGGGAGACCCTAACTTTCCACTTTGGCTAGGAGGACAATAATGGCAGAAAAAGCAATGACACTTCCGTTTTCATTTGATGCTTCAGGGGGTGTCTCTTACACTATTGATAAGACTAAAATGTGGCAAGACCGAGTAGCCATAGTCGTTGCGACCAAACTTCAAGAACGTGTTATGCGACCTTCTTTTGGAAGCACTGTTCCAAATACAGTTTTTGAAAACTTAACCTTAGGGTTCTCTTTAGCTAAACAGGCTATAGAGTCTTCCTTTGCTGCTTGGCTGCCTCAACTTACCCTAGTGTCAGTTACTGGGGAAACTGACGATGTAAACAACGTTCTTTATATACAAATATCCTTTAAATACAGAAACGAAGAAGAAGCTACAGTAAGATTAAGAACGGCCATTCTTAATAGATCTGGCGAAACAATCCTGGAGGTAACAAATGGCTGATAACTACGTACCGCAAGTTGACTACACATCTAGAGACTATGCGTCTATAAGAGAAGATTTAATCTCTTTAATTCCAGTTTATAACCCTGAGTGGACCAATAGAGACGCGGCAGACTTTGGCATAACTCTTATAGAGTTATTTTCTTACATGGGTGATTTGTTAAATTACTACATTGACCGTTCAGCAAATGAAGCTTTTATCACCACAGCTAGCCAAAGAGAAAACGTGCTTCAATTAGCTAGATTACTTAGTTATGTTCCTACTCAAAGTACAGCAGCTACAGTGACCGTAACGTTTCAAAACGACACAGCCTCACCAATAACAGTACCTGCAAAAACACAAGTAGCTACAACCAATATTTCTAGCTCTACATCTTCTCAAGTAATATTTGAAACAAATTCTGCAGTGACCGTGCCAGCTAAAGTTGGAACTACAGCTGGAACTATTAACGTCACTGCTACGCAAGGAGTCACAGTTACTGATGAATTATTAGGAAGTTCTAATGGAACAGCTAATCAATTGTTCCAACTTTTCGAATCACCTGTCATTAATAACAGTATCTCAGTAACTATTAACAACGTTGCTTATAACGGAGTTCAATACTTAATTGATTACAACAACAATGACCCTGTTTTTACAACTATTACTAATGCAGCTGGTGCTACATATGTAGTATTTGGAGACGGTGTGAGCGGAAGAATTCCTCCTAATAGCGCAAGTATATATGCAACCTATCGTGTAGGCGGAGGTATTTCTGGAAACGTTGCAGCCAATAATGTTAAATTTATTTTAACAAATGCAACTTCAGGTTTATCTGTAACTAACCAAAGTGCTGCTACTGGCGGAGCTGACCCAGAATCAACAGATACCATTCGCATCAATGCTCCTACAGGACTTAGAGCTTTAAATAGAGCGGTTTCTTTAAAAGATTATTCTGACCTTGCTGTGCAAGTAAGCGGTGTAGCAAAAGTTATATCTAAAGCCGATGTGTATACCAGTGTAACTTTGTATGTTGCTCCGTTTGGTGATAGAGGAGTTGAAGCAGATAACGTAACCCCTACTTCTTTGTTTAATACTTTATCTAACACTATTGCTGAATATATGATTGACAAAGCTCCTGCAAATACAACTTTAACTATTCAACCTCCTTTTTACGTTGGAGTAACTTTATTTATAAATATCACAGTGCTTCCTCAATACAGGCAGTCTTTAGTTAAAACTGCTGCAGAGTCTGTAATTTATGAACTTTTTGACTTTGATAACGTTGTGTTTGCTGATCGCATCACGCTACAAGATGTCATGACTGTGCTAAGTTCTGTCTCTGGCGTTGCTTATGCACAAGTGCCTCTTTTAGTGCGCACTGATGGAATACAACAATTTAACATAACTAATAAAGCTTTAACAGCAGGAGTTGCTACATTAACTACAAGTGCTACTCACAATTTTACTGTTGGTCAAACTGTTAAAGTAGATTCTGTAGATTCTACTTTTGACGGAGTTCACATCATATCAGCCGTAACAAGCACAACTTTTTCATATGCTTTGTCTGGTAGCACTGTATCTTCTACTCCAGATACTGGAGTAGCTACTATTTTGACTACTGGAGATATCGTGTGTTTAACAAATGAGTTACCTGAAATATCAAACTTAATCATTACTGCTACAGGTGGTATTGTCTAACAATGTCACGCTACGGTATTGATTACTATGGAATAGGATACTACGGTCCTACTAACCCCGTTTTATTTGACGCCAATCCGTTTATAGCTAGGCCATTTGACTATGGAAAAATACTGCTGCAATGGAATGACCCAGCAGGTGCTTGGTCCCGCATACGTTTAGTGAGAAATCGTTTTGGATTTCCTGTTAATGCTTGGGACGGCGACATCTTATTTGATGATGTAAACGGACAAGAAGACAATGAGTTTGCAGACAATGGCCCTCTTTTACCAGCTCAATTTTATTATTATTCTATATTTGTCTTTGAGACCGTTCAATACACTTGGTCTAGAGCTGCAGATGTAATTGGATTATCTGTTAAAGATTATGGAAATAGCACGCGTATGTACGACTACCTTCCTGAAATTTATAAAGTTAAAGCTATCTACTCTATAGATACTACATTTGACAATCAAGACTTAAAACAATTTTTAAGTTTATTTGGGTTTCAACTCAACTATATGCACACTCTTACTGACTTGTTGATACAACGCTACAATATTGAAAAAGTGGGTGGAACCCTTGTTCCCACTATGCTTAAGCAGTTTGGTCTACAGTTTGAAACTGAAATTGGGCTGCAACAGTCACGCATTATTTTAAGAGACGCGACACAGCTATATAAAGATAAAGGAAGCTCTCAAGGCTTAAGAGAAGTAATTAAATCTTTCTCTGGTTACGCAGTTCCTAAACCATTAGCTGGAACACCAAACCCAACTGTAGACGGTTTAGTAGTAGGTCATAATTTAATGTTAGATTACAATGACTCTTCTTTTGAAGAATCTATTGGTCATTGGGAATCTTTATCTAATGCCACTTTAACTCAACTAAGTACTAAAAATATAATAACAGCTTCTTTAGCAACTAACGTTGCTACCTTAAACATAGGTGCCCACAGCTACGTAGCAGGTAATAAAATATTTGTGCAAAATTGCCCTTTACCTGTTTTTAATAGCCCTTCAATTGCTTTAACTATTACCGCTGTAACCTCTACAACTATTAGTTATGCGGTAACAGGTCCAAACGTTGCCACACGCGCAACCAGTGGAATAGTGGTACCAGCCCCAGCTCCTTACGAAGAATCGACTTCTCCAGCTAACTACCCAAATAAAAGATTAGGTATTCTTTGCATAACTAACTCTTCTGTTTCCGCTGGAACAATAACAGCAGTTTGTGGAACAACAGATCCAATAGTAGAAGGAATTCCAGTAACGGCGGGACAACAATATTCATTTAGTATTTACTCTACAGCTGGATCTACTGCTCGTTCAGTTACAGTTGGCATTAGATGGTACACAAGGTTTGGAGTATTAATAGGCAGCGCTTCTACAGGAACTAGCGGGAACAATACAACAACAGCTTGGGCTACAAGATTGTCTGTGACAGCTGCAGCTCCTACTGGCGCTTACTACGCAGTTCCACAAATTTCTATCGCTTCTGTAGCTGGTTCAGGCACACCTGAGTATCACTACTTTGATGGAGCGCTATTTGAGAAGTCAGCTACTGTTACAGAATTTGATGAAGCTAGACAAATTTATATAACACCACGCGCTAATAGAATTAATGAACTTATAAATCCACATTTTGCATTGCCAATAACTCCTTGGGTAGTAACAGGAGCTTCTACCGTAGTTAACCCAGATGCAGATGAACCTGGGCTTAGAACGTATGTAGTAACAGAAAAAGGATTAAGCTCTAACGTAGCAACGCTTACAACAAGTAATTACCACGAGTTAAGAGTTGGTCGTAAAGTCATTGTTAAAGACGTTGGAGCTCCTTTTGATGGACAGTTCACTATAACAGCGGTAACAGCTCTTTCTTTTAGTTATGCTTTAACTAATGCTGATATAGCCTTAACTCCAGTTACAGGTTCTGCTTACCACGCTGGAGATTCTTTAGAGTTAGTAGCTACCAGTTCAGTGGTGGAATTAAAATCTGCTAATACCTCAGCAGACTACATGCCAATCCACTACCCTAGCTCTGAATATACTTTTAGTATCTATTCAAAAGTAGATGTAGATACAGAACAAATTAGATTATTTATCTCTTGGTATAACGCGTCAAACACACTTATTGAAACTGATACCAGCGAAACTTTTGACGTAACAACTACTTGGTCTAGACCCTTCTTTACTGTAGTTTCTCCAGCTACAGCTGCATATGCAGTTGTAGGAGTTCAATGGTCTATTATTGGTGGAAACACTCTTACTGTGGACTCTGCGTTATTTGAGAAAACTCCTTTCTTACTGGAATACTTTGATGGAAGCTACGGACCTTCAGACCTTAATGACTTATTCTGGGAAGGTGGGATTCCTTACCAAGGTAGAAGCCATTTATATAAAAACCGTTTGGCTGTGCAAACTAGATTAAATACAGTTTTAACAGACTTTCTGCCTTTAGGTTCTACATTTGCTTTGTATTTAGCTCAGCCAAAAACGTAGTATCATTCAGCCTATGTTAGAACTTGTATTAATATCTGCGTTTACAGCTTTCCTGCTTGCTGCTTTAGAACCATTATTATCTTTTATAGGAATGTTCACCAGCATTAAAGTGGCAAATGCGGTTTCCTCATTATTGTTTTCTTGTTTAGGCACTTACCTTATAGGGGTAGGGGACGTAGGCCACATAATCGTCTATACCGCTTCTGGAGCCTTTATTGGGGCAGCTGCTGTAGCCGTCATAGAACAGATGACTTTCTACGGGCCATCAAGAACTAGGACAACTTTAGAATAAAGTAGTAGTCTTCTCCTCCCCTACTGAGGAGAGACTATGAAGTACTATGTAATAGTCGCAGGCGGTGGAGAGACCAGCAGAGCCAATGTCGAGGCTTTGATGGAGGACCACTACTATGCGAAAGGTGAAGAAGGCGTTTTAGTTCTACCCGTAATAAACGCCGCAACTCAAGCGCAGATATTTGCAGCGCAATACTCTAAAGAAAAAAATAAAGAGATAGTTATATTTTCTAACATACCTGCTGATTTTCCAGGCATGCCGCAGGCCACTGTCTATCAAACAGATAACCCAATAGAGGAGAGTTGTAAAAACTTTGTTGGAGAAGATGTGGTTGCTTTTATTCTATGGTCAGATGAAGACACCCTGTCTCAATCGCTTCTATCCACATACATCAGTAAGAACATCAAATGCTTTGATTTAACAGATGGATTGACTCCAATTTCTGCGGTAGCAGATATACAGCCTGTTAAAGAGCCTGAGTTCCCCCAGCTTGAACTGGACCTTCCTGAGGTAGAAGAGGAAGAGGATGAGGAAGAAGAGGAGGATGATGACGAAGATTATGAGGAGTCCGATGAGGATGATGAACTCTACTTTGGAATCCAAGCCTTCATCAAGGTACTAGCTAAGGCTGTTGCTGAGGAGCTGCGTAAGGACCTTAAAGGGTGATTACAGCCCGTGCCCTAGGGCTTCTACTACACCTAGCCTCAAACGGGCTCCAGGGAGGCGTTAAAGGCCTTTACGGGGTATTTACGGAGGGGCGTGACGCCCTCTATTCCGCCCTCAATGAGCTTAAAATGGCTGGGTTGGTCAAAACAACAAAACAGGTGGTTGGGTCTAGGTACTGTACCGTTACAGTGGTCACTGAGGAGGGGTTCAACTTCCTGGAAAGCCGTTTGTTCAACTTCCTGGAATCCCGTATCCTGTTACAGCAGTCACCGCATAATAGCCCATTAACTAGTAATAGCATATTAAGCAGAGAGTTATACAAATCCACGGAACAAGTCCGTGAGGAGTATCCCAATACTCTTAAGATAGGAGCAGAGAGCATGTCGTTCTTAGGTCAGATGGATCCCGACTGGGATGATATAAACGCACAACGCCTTAGAGATAAAGAGTCTAAGCGTAAAGAATTTGCGGAAGAGAAAGCCAAGGTTATTGAGAAGCGGTACCAGCACAGAAAAACCAAGGAGCTTAAAGACTGGACTGTTTCAGATATGACCTTTGAGTTTGCCCGCAGAGTTCAGGATATGTGGCACATACCGCCTTGGAGAGTTGGCAATAGCAGATTTGCTTTTGCCTTTGCAGATTTCCAGAAGAAGTATGACACCACTCCTGAGATAGAGTTAAAATTGATAGATATGTTTTTTGCGCGATATGCGCATGAGACATCTTTAACAGACGCTGAGATGCTATGGCGCATGTTTATAAAGCAAGCTCCTTCTATGCTTGAGGCAGCTAAGAGACAGCTGTATACAGATGATGATATGGTTGCCGCTAAAGAGCAAGCCACCAAGTCTTGGGAGAAGTTGTAATGTTTCAATTAGAGTCTTTAAAAGTAAGACGCAAGGCTTGGGTTAAAAGCGCAGTCATACCTAGCGGTAGACTTGGTTGGACACTGGAAGATTGTAAAGACGCTTCATCTAATGATGTAGAGCAATTACGACGTTGGTTGGATAGCGTTAAAAACGGAAAAGTTATCCGTGCAGTTGGCAGTCCTGCTTGTGGATTAGGACTATTACTTTGTGGGTTACCTGGCAGAGGAAAAACAACTTTAGCTTTATCAGTTATCCAAGAGATGATGACCACTTTTCCTCTCGAGTCTTTCTCTCCACCAGAAAGCGGTGTTGTTATAAGGCCCTGTTATTTCACCACATTTAATGACGTTTTAGAATTAAAGGGCGCAACCATGGAAGACCCTACACCTGAGCAAGAGACTCTTTATTATGGGATGCTGGGGGAGTGCTTAAACGATTCTTATAATATAAGAGTTTTAATCATAGATGATGTGGGAAAAGAGCATGCTTCCCTCTCTGGGTGGCAAAAAAATATGTTACACCACGTTCTAAGAACCCGATTTAACCGCGGACTTCCGACCATAGTTACCACTAATATAGAGCTACCTAACTGGGCAAGCCTGTATGGTGACGCTACAGAAAGCTTCGCTAATGAAGCTTTTGCTTATCTACCGATTGCATCAGTTAAAGGAGACTTAAGAAAATGAAAGGACGCAGAGTGGAGGACGATAAGTTACGTCTAGTGCAGGTATTTTTAAGCCAAAATAAAACACCTGGTCCTGGTGTTTATGAAGTTTCTGTAGATGATGACACTAAGTTGTATTGCAATTGCCCAGGGTTCTCTAGCAGAGGTGTGTGTAAGCACACTAGGTTTGTTAAATCGCGTATTGAAAATAACAATGGCACTTATCCATTAGAGATATCTAGCAAAGCAACTCAGGATGATGCAGATAATGCTAGACACTCTAACCAAGCATTCAGAGAGTTTGTTATAAAATTTGGACGCATAGAGGTCTACTAACATGCAAAAAGGGGATATAAGTAACGAACTACCTAAACGGATACTGGTGTCCTCTGAGGTGTTTGCAGAAAATAAAGTAGAGGTTAAAAAGAAATTTAAAGTTATACCTCAGGCAAAGGTTAAGAAGACATTAAAACGCGATGTTTTAAGTTACCTATATTTATTTACCACTAAGCGCGGGGTAACCTTAGAGTTAATATCATTTGATATGGATGAGAGCAAGTTAGATAAGTTTATAGATGACCTTGACAAGCTGGGCACTAATCCGTTTAGATACTGGACTGCATACGGCTCAGTATCTCAGTTGACCAAGGAGCTTCCTTACAGACCTGAGGTAATCGGAGTTGTTGATGTACAATCGCGAATTCTTAGGTACGGTAGTTGGGGAATGGATGTGTCAGATTTATGAATCTTGAGTCTAAGCTATTAAGCAAGGCTATCCAAGAAAAAAATCTTGCCCCATTGTTTGAACGCAACGCCAACGAGTCTTGGTTTTCTGACGCAGACAATAAAAAAGTTTGGTTACTGGTACGCGATCATTTTTTTAAGTATGGAGAAGTAGTAAGTTTAGAGGTAATAAATCTTAACTATCCTAACTATAAATTAGTTTCTGCAGATGAGTCCATCTATTATTTGATAGACGCTGTAGTACAACAACGACGCAAGGCTTCCACAGTAGTGATGATTTCTTCTGCTATAGAAGCTATAGAAAAACAGCAAGACCATGAGCAGGCTCTTATATATTTGCAAAGCGGTCTTATTAAGTTGGAAGAAGAAGGTTTAAGCAGCACCAGTGACATAGATATTACTGATAATCCTTTAGGTCGTTGGGATGAGTATGAGCACCGCAAATCCAACCCTGGTTTATTAGGAATACCCACAGGATTTAACACCATGGATGCGGCAACTTCTGGTCTACAGAAAGGCCAATTAATAGTTATAGTTGCTCCTCCTAAAACAGGTAAGTCAACTTTAGCGTTGCAAATAGCACAGAACGTACACCTCAGTGGCAAGGTTCCCATGTTTCAATCTTTTGAAATGAGTAATAGTGAACAGTTGTCTAGGTATGATGCCATGCGAGCGCGGATATCTCACCAACGTTTAATGACTGGTACATTAACTAATGAGGAAGAAGCGCGTTATAAAACTAAGTTGCAGAACATGAGTAATATGTTGCATAAGTTTTGGTTGGTTGATTCCGCTGCTGGTTCTACAGTAACAGGCATTGCCAGTAAAATACAGGTCCTGCACCCAGATGTTGTATTTATTGATGGAACGTATCTAATGATTGATGAACAGACTGGAGAGGCAAACACCCCTCAGGCTTTGACAAATATTACGCGGTCGTTGAAACGATTAGCACAAAGGTTCCAGATACCTGTTGTGATTTCTACTCAGGTTTTAAATTGGAAGATGCGTAAGGGTCAAGTGACAGCCGATTCTATTGGCTACTCCTCATCTTTCCACCAAGATGCGGATGTTATATTTGGATTACAGAAGGAAGATGAGAACGTGGATGACACTAGATTATTGAAGGTATTAGCTAGCCGTAACTCTGGATTAACAGAGGTGTCTATGCTTTGGGATTGGGACACGGGTCAGTTCAGAGAGATTAGCGATGAGGACTTATGACAGTTGAAGAGATGGAAGAAACGCTTAATAGGTTACAGATTGAGGTCGTTTCTATAAGCGGAATAGAGCTACAGGCTCATTGCCCAGCTCACTTGCAACGTACAGGTAAAGAAGACCGCAATCCATCTTGGTGGATAAATTCAGATACTGGCGCACATATTTGTTTTTCATGCGGTTATAAAGGCGGGTTACAGTCTTTAGTATCCCTTGTACAGAACATAGAATTTCAAGATGTTGACTCTTGGCTTGACTCTGGAGATAGGAAACTGTCTGCTGCTCTAATCAAAGCAACTAAACCAAAAGAAGTATTTCAAGAAGTAACTCACATAACAGAGTCTATGCTTAGCGCATTTGTTGAACCACCTTCAGAAGCTTTATTATCAAGAGGGTTATCTAATAACGCGGCGCGTTACTATGAAGTACTTTGGGATGTTCGTAATTCAAATTGGATTACAGTTATCAGAGATATGCACGGTAAGTTGTTGGGTTGGCAGGAAAAAGGTCATCTGTCTAGATACTTCAGGAATTACCCAAAGGGCATCCAAAAGAGTATTTCTTTATTTGGTTACAATCAGTTTAGTGGCGGAGATATGATTGTTGTTGAATCTCCCTTAGACACAGTTAGATTAGCTTCAGTTGGAATACTTGGCGGTGTTAGCACCTATGGGTCTGTAGTGTCAGATGCTCAATTTAAATTGATTACCTCTGCAGAGCGCATAATCTTTGCAATGGATAATGATGATGCGGGTAGAGCTTCTTCTTTTGATATATTGAAAAAATGCAAAGACTCTGGGGTAGAAGCTTATTTCTTTAACTACTCCCATACAGAGATGAAAGACATAGGAGCTATGAGCAAGGGGGAAATACTCCAAGGCTTAGAGTCATCTAAACATTATGTTAGAGGGCAGAAAGCTTTGCTATGACCTTTAAAGGAACACTTCTTCCTTACCAACCAGAGGCTGTAGAACGCATGTGTGACAGGACCAACATGCTTGTTGCCTACGACCTAGGGCTTGGAAAGACAGTTATAACAATAGCTGCTTTAGAAAAGTTAATGGATGAGAACAGGATTAAGGAGCCTGGTCTTATAATTTGTTTATCCTCACTGAAATATCAGTGGGCCTCACAGATAGAGAAATTTACAGATGGTACTTCAAACACTTTGGTCATTGATGGACCCCCAAAAAAACGTAAAGCCCAATATGCTGAAGCCATGGAGTGGCGGACCTCGGGAGTTGATTACGTCATTCTTAACTACGAGCAGGTTGTTAATGACTGGGCTGCCGTGTCAAAACTGCCCAGAGGATTTGTCGTCCTTGACGAAGCAACCGCAATCAAATCTTTCCGTTCAAAACGGTCAAGAGCAGTAAAGAAGTTAAACAATGCGCCTTTTAGATTTGCCCTTACTGGCACACCAATTGAGAACGGTAAGCCTGAAGAGTTGTATAGCATTATGCAGTTTGTCGACCCCAACGTACTTGGTCGGTTTGATATCTTTGATGCAGCTTTTATAGTTCGTAACAGTTGGGGTGGAGTTAATTATTATAGAAATTTACCAACGCTCCACGGTAAGATGAAAGAAGCCGCTGTTCGTAAAGCGCAGAAAGACCCTGATGTAGCTCCGTTTTTGCCAGATACTATCCACAAAGACCCTATACGAATTCCCATGGATAGAAAAATGGCTAAGTTGTACAGTCGTATAACGTCAGATTTGTTGCAAGATTTAGATGACGCACAAGTCCTGTTTGGGTCTTCTTTTAACATTCTGGCCCATTACGGGGTTGAGTCC